AAGTTGCTACGTTAGCCGCTGCTGCTGCTGCAGATGTACATGCTGTATACTTAGTGTGTAACCTTCCTTGCTCAGCCCATTTAATAAGGTCAGAGTTAGAAGGCATTTCAGCACCAACCATTCTTAAGAATGATGCTACTGTTCTATTACCATATCTTTCAAATTCTTTCTCATATGTATCTGGAAGATACTGATTTAAGAAATCAAAGTTAGTAATGTAATTTGTTGCCAGGGCAACCTGTTGACTACTTGGTTGTAAGTCAAATCCTGGTGTTGCATTAATTGCCATTTTTGTTTAATTTTTTAATTTATACTTTTTTTATACTTCTTATTTTGAGTCCTTTACCACTACTATTATCACCTACGGTTCTAATCTTCAATCCATCTTTACTGAATGTCTGAGGAGTTTTACGCATGTCCATATTAATGTTTTTAGATTTCTTAGTAACATTATCTACAGCTTCGGTCATCCCCTGATTGTAAAAAAATTCAGCAAATTTGTCGAGATTCATAGCTACCGACATAGCTCTATGATATCCTTGAGCGTCATTCATCAATCCTGACTCTGCATCCATATACTTGTTTACAAAGTTGTTTACATTAGATTGCTTACTTTTTAACTCATCTCTATCACCAGGTTTAAAGTTAAAACTTTTTTCTCCGATATTGAACTCAAAACCTTTGAACTCATCGTTAAAAACCTCATCAGTCTTTGATAAAAAATAGTCATACCTTTTCTTCTGTGCTTCTTTAGCAGTGTTAGATTCCTCTACATAACTTTTATAGCTATTAAATTCTTCCATGTTCTCTTTAGATAAACCCTTCCCACTTGACTCAAGAGGAAGTTTATATTTATCTTTTTGTTCATTTAAAAACTTTTTAGCTTTTACAAGTTCTCTTTTTTTGGCTAATTGCTTTTTCTTAATATCTTTAGGATCATCTAAATCTTCGTCAAACGAAAACTTATCTTCTATAATGTCTGAGATATCACTACTATCCAACCCTTCTTCTGTTGAATTGTAATAAGCTCTTAGCACTTGGTCACCATCCATTTCATCATAGTCCTTTTGTAATTTTACAAAGTCTTCGATTCCACGTCCAGTTTCTTTTTTGTACTTAAAATATGCTGAGACATCTTCAGGTAAATCTTCATTTGATTCTTTCGTTTCAAATAATTGATCTACTGAATCTATGTCTTTATCATATCTGCTTTTAATATATGAAAGAACGTCTGCATCATTTAACTCTGGTGCGGGAGTTTCTTCTTTTACTTCTATTTTTTCTGGCTCTGAATCTTTATTTTCTGTTGATTCAAATTTTTCTTCATGTTCTTTAAGTAGTTTTTCTTCTATTTCTACTTTGGATTTTTCAACCCCTGTCACATCTTTTACTATAATTTTTTGCTCGTCCATTTTATTTAATTTAATTTATACAAAGTTAATACTATTTTTATAGGTTTTTCAAGCTTATCGAGGCTCAAATTCTGCTAAGTCAAAACCATCTAAACTATCCTCATTAGACTCAAAGTTAATCGGGGGAAGGTTTCTTTTTCGTTGTTCAATCATTTTAGATTGCTGTGTATTCCCTTGACTTATACGCTCAGCCTTTGCATCCTCTTTTTGTGTTTCTCTTGCGTCAATTTGTGATTGCTCCATACCTCTTAGTTGCATATTCATATTGAATTCAACTTGCATTAATTGACGTTTAAGGTCTGCTTCATTTTTTTGTTTCTCAATTTCAAAAGCTATCTCTGCTTGTTTGATTTGTATTTTCGCTTGAAGCTCTGCCTGTGTTTGTTGCATTTTAGATTGAGCTGCTTGTTGTTGCAATTGTTGTTGTTGTTGGTTTTGCATTGCCTGCTTCTGCTGCTCTTGAGCTTGTTTTTCTGCAGCACTCTGTTTACGCTTAACCTTTAATAATTGATTAGCCATCTTAAGATTATTAATAGTTCTAATATCAATAGCATCTTCTAAGTCAATACCTTGTTGTTGTAATGCCATTTGTATATTAGCTTCTAATTGAGCCTTTTCTTCTTCATCAGGACTCATCTCTATAAATATTCCAAAGTCATATATATATAGATTTTTTATTTCATCTAAAATATTTAAATTGTATTTACCAATCTGCATTGCAAACTCATCTCTAAAATCTGCATACTGTAATACATCTGCAGTTCTAATAGATAAACATTCTGCTAATGTTTTAGTTATATATAAACTTGCATTTAATATATGTCTTGTTGCTACATTAGAATTTAATGCAGCTAATTTCTGTATACCAACTAAAGAATTTGGATCAGGTGTTGATGCATCACGAGCTTCATTTAATCCTGTAACCTGTCTTATCATATTTAAATAATGATTATAATTACCAATAAGCATTTGCATTTTACTTTGACCACTATTAGATGTTAATTGAGTAATTGGAACTTTAGCATTATTAAACTCACCATCTTGAGTATAACTTCTACCTACCACACTACCTGTTTGGAAGTATAACTTTAAAGCATCTTCAGGATTATAAGCAGCACCTGTGCCTAAGTCTACCTCACTTAATCCATCAGCATCTATAAATACACCGTCTGGAACAACCTTAGAAACAACTTGCTGAATCTTTAAATGTGATATTTGAATTAAGTCTGCAAAAGGAATCATTCTTCTAACTAAAGACTCTAAAGTTCCTTTGTACATTCTTGGAGCACACGCTACATAGTTAGGCATAGCAAATTGATTAGCAGAATTTGGACGCACCATATTCTCCATCATTTCCCATTTTAATATAATATTAGTACCCATAACCATAACCCCCTCATACCAAACATCAATTCTTTTTTCTACTCTTTCAAACTCTCCTTCGTCCATCATTTCTTGTGGAGGATTGAATTGGTCGTCCTTCTCTACTGTTTTAAAAGTTCCTTCTGAAACTTTCTTTTTCTTATAAACAAAACTATTTGTTGTCTTGTAATTAAAATATAGTAAAGTACAAGTATCTCTTGAGAACATACTATTCTCATACATAGCCGCTACGTTATAGTAGTCATACCATGACTGGCTATACTTAGATATTTTCTCCATGTCTTCATTAGTTATATCTGGATCAATCTTAACTAACTCTCCAATTGGAACTGTTTTTATTTCTCCCCAATAAAATGTGTCTTTAAAATATGGGTCCTCTGTGTAACTGTAAACAACATTTGCTGGATCAACATACTCTACTCTAATGCCATCACCAGATTGAAACATATGTTTTGTAATACCTATACCTAAAGTTGTTATATCCATATCAACTCTTTTACGAGTATCTACATAATGGTTTTCTTCAAGCATAGTATTAATAGCAATTTCATTAGCTATCTCTATACCTGGCTTGTAATTAAGTTGCATATATAATTCCATTTCACTATCCGTTTCAGGTAGTGTTTTAGGATCAACATCAAACATAGGTACTTTAAAGTCTTGTTCTATCTGAAGAAATAATGATTTTGAAATTGAGTTTCTCTCTACCATACTTTGAAACTGATTTCTTTTTTCAGCAGACATAGCGTCCATAGCAACGCAGTTTATTTTAAATAATCTGTCTGACATACCATTAACAACTATATCTACAAACTTAGGTATGATAGGAACGGGAGTCCAATCTAAATTTAAATAAGATAAATCTCCATCAACTGCTAATTCATTTTTATATTTAGCAATAGGTTGTTCGCCTCTTGCGTACAGTCTTAACCTATGAAATTCTTGCCATTGATTATAAAATCTACACCCTCCTCCATCTTTTCTAAACCACTCATACTGTATAGCTTGACCAACTTGTAACCCAAATTCATCAGTGGCTTTTTTAGCATCACTCGTGAATTGATCTGGGAAGGCTGTTGACTTTATATTTATATTGACTTCTTTCATGTAATTATTTGACTTTTATTGGAGGAATTATTATATCTCGCAAAGTTAATACTTATTTTTGATTTTTCTTTAGACGGTGTGTATAAGTGCTTCTGGTTGGCCATGATAGCTAATCCTGAACTTATAGCTGCATCAAACTTTGTTCTATTGCTAATATCAAATTTAGCCCAGTCTTCTAATGTTTTTCCAAAATACATTACACCCATGTCTCCAGCGTCTCTATAGTCTCCATTAAAATCTATTCCTACATATTTTTCTATGTATGATTCTATAGCAGAAGCATGAGATTGTTTTACGTCTTCAGAAGTATTAGGTATACCTCCTAATTCTCTTTCTGTTTTAGATAATTTATTATAAGTTTTGTCTGGTCTGTTTAAAGAAAAACCTCTGTAACCTCTATTTTTAAAATGATAAAGCAACCTGGGTTTATTGTTTTCACAAAGTATAGGCATACCATAAAATATACAAGCCATTAATACTTCTTCAAAAAATATTTCAGCTGTCTGTGGCCTTGCAATGTATTCTAAAAAAAACTCATTACTTGGAGCGTCTTCCATACTAAATTTAGTTAATCCATGTAAGGCACCATTAGATCCTTTTCCAACTACCACTCCAGATATATCGTAAGAGTCACAACCAAAAGAACCTATGTGTTCGTTCCCTGGTTTTTTAATTCCTCTTTGTGATACAATATTATTTTGTAAATGTGGAGGAGGTGTCCAGCTCACTAAAAATCTTCCATGCTTATTAGGACTCCAAATTACCTCAGTATCTTTTATACCGTTCTTCCAAGAAAAAGATCCTCTTGTTAAATGATGATGAATAATTAAAGAATCATTATAATCTACCTGTTGGTATATTTTAGTTAAGTTAAATATAGACTGCTTACTTTCATCTCTAAATGCATGAGACTCAGTACGAGGAAATTGTCTGTAAAATTCATTTAATGCGTCAGCATCTTGCGATAAAGAATCAACTTCGTTTTTCCAATAATCAATAGCGCCAAGAGATATAGGCTCCCCATCAATACCTATTATTGGGGTTTTTGGAGAATGTAATACTGGCATACCATATCTATCTATGTATCCTTCAAAGTTCCATTCCATTGGAACAAACAAACAATACAAACCACTTTTAGTTTGTCCATTTGCATTTCGTTTATTTGGCATAGAGTCTTCATATAAAGATTTAAAATTATTACCACCCTTATCTAAAGCATTAGATGTTGACCCCATCATACACTTACCTATAACCTTACTACCTAATCGTAAACAAGTTTTAGTTACCCTCCAGTTGTTTAATATATTATCAGGCCTTTCCCATTTACCACTTTCATCATGTAATAATAACTGTAGCTTCTCCCCATCATAACTATTATCCCCTGTGTTTTTCCAGTCAATAGTAGTATCTAAACCTTCTAACTCTTCTTCAGCTAAATTGTGCATGTTTTTTTTAGTAATCTTAGACGCTGGAACTCTATAAGCTAACTCTGTTTTAGGCTTATCCATACCATCTTGTATAGGTTTAAAAAAGAAAGGATAGTTGTTAGATATTGGAACTACTTTATCTGTAAACATTTTTTTAGCATCTGATCCAGATTTTGAAAGTATTCCTATACGAGCATCTTTAGTTATAGTAGCCTGATTAACACCTTCACACGAGCTCATAAATGAAAATCCTGAACGCCTTATTTTTAAATAACACATTCCAAAACTTCTTTTATCTGCCTTACATGCTTCCCAAAAAATATAGAATATTCTATTTGCTTCTCTAAAGTCTGGATTACCAACATCAATCTTAGTCCACTGTAAATACATATAATGAGTACCAGTAATATAAGTAGGGACACCATTATTCATAAACCAATATCCTTGTTCTCTTCTATTAAACTCTTCTTCTATATAGTCAACCCATTGAGACTTAAATGTATCAGGGGTTTCGTGCCATTGAAATATAGACTTTACCCTGTTTAATTCTTTAGATATTGGATGCGCTTCCCAGTACTGCTCTTGTTTATCTTTAGATCTTTTATATATATTTTTAGGAACTTTTGGAAGTGCAATCCTTAATCCATTTATATCAATCACACTTTCTATCTGTCCTGTTTTTGATATTACAACAACATCATACTTTTCATTATAACCATAGAGCCATGTCCTTGCTCTGTTCTTATTTGATATAACAGAGTTAGGAATAACTTTACTTATTTCTTTATATAATTTATTTTGATCTTGACTCTGCAAATCCTTTAGGTGTATTATTTTTCTTTTCTGCAACGTTTCCATTAAGCATTGCTCTTTCTTCTTCTATTCTTTTAAGTATTTCAAAAGCATCCATAATACAAAGCTTCTTAGTAGCAGCCGCATTTTTTAATCTATCAGCAGCCAACGGATCTTCAGACTCATACTTTATTATATCTTCTTTAGCTACTTTGATTAATTGTTTAACAGCTTTCTCTCCTGCCTTTATTATTTCTTCTTTAATTTCTTTAGTATCCATTACTTAAATTTATAAAATATTACATAAACTTCTCTGCCTTCTTTCCAAGATGTATTAGGAAATTTACTATGAAAGTAATTAGAAGGGTAAGATAAAATTCTATTTTGCTGATACCCCACTACAGATGAAAGCCTCCATTTCTCCAGCATCTCAGAATCTTCAGTAAGTAATAAATCAAATTCTTTATCGCTAATATCCATAGGTAATTCCTTACCATATACATCGTGTTCATAAAAAGCAGTCCCATGTAAATCTTCTAATTCTCTTGGAGACATATATAAAACAGCAGCCCTATCTGGACGCTCTCCTTTTATCTTAGCGTCTGCATGTATTCTCCAGTCATCATCAAACTCAGCATTAGACATTCTAAAAAAACTTAATATATTATATAGTTTCTTACCTTCAAACTTAGATAGTTTATT